CACTTCCGTGCCGGCAGCGCCCGCCGTAAACGTCACGTCATAGCTGATGCGGTATAACCCACTGTGTCGGATGATAAATCCGCCCGCGTTCGTGTCGATGCTGCACCCGGTATCTGTGTTCAGGATGCCCAGTACATTGACGGGCGTTGAGGTCGCGGCCATCGTCTGCGCCGTGTTGTTGTAGGCGTTCTGTGCGCTCTTGAAATGGGAATTTTTCAGCCTTTCATTGCAAGCCATAAAACTATACTCCTTTCCTCAAAAAAGCCCGCACAGCGCTTGCCGTGCGGGTTTGCGCTGTTACAGCGATTATGCGCAGCCGCCGCAGCCACAGAACGGGCTAGGGCCTGCCGTGTAGGTGTAGCCGTTGGGGTAACGCACCACGCCGTACATGCGGTTGTCCATCTGCAAGGCGTTTACCTTGTCGCGCAGCTGCTGAATCTCGTTGGCCTGCATCAGCGCACGGGTCTGCTCGCCTTCGGCGCGGATTGCGTTCGTGATGTCGCAGGTCTGGCGATCCATCTGCGCGGACAGGTTGGCCGTCGCAAGCCGGTTCTCGCAGCAGCAACTTGCAATCTGCTGCTGGATATTGTTGCCGGTCTGCATTACGGTCTGGTTCAGATTGCTCTGGCCCAGCGCCACTTCCTTGCCAAGCTGACCAATGCCGCCCTGCATCTCGAAGCCGAGATTGCAGACGCCGTTGCCCAGATTGGTAAAACGGTCGTTGAGCTGCCCAAAGTGCTGGCCGAACAAAATTTCCTGCTGGCTGGCAGCGGTGGCATACTGGCCGAACTCGCCCTGCCGGTTGCCCCAGAAGCCGCCGCCCATGAAGCAGAACAGGAACAAAATCACGATCCACCATGCGCCGTTTCCACCGAAGCCGTTGCCGTCACCGGTCGCCGCGCGCAGGTCACTCAAAGAGTACCCATTGTCCATAGTATTCAATCCTTTCGTAAGATTTGTATTTATAAACCGTGTCGACCCGGCTTATATCAGTAAAATATGCCCTTGAACTGTTCCGCCTGCTGTTTCAGCTGCTCAAACTGCTGCTGGCTCATTTGCCCATCAGCAAGCATCTGCTCCACGATTTTCTGCGGGTCTTTCCCCTGCATCTGCTGTTTGAACTGCATAAACTGCTGCACCACGTTCATCGGGCTATTTGGCATTGCGCTTTTCCCCATTGCCTGTAGAATCGGATTTGTCATTGAGCATCTCCTCCAATCGTTTCACACGGTTTTCCAGGCTGTTTACGTCCACCGGCGGTGCGGCCTGGTACGGGGTAATGGTGTAGGGTGTCAAAGTGGGATACCCTGCCCCATCTGTTGTTTTCAGCCACACCAGCGGCGCGGTCTCGTCCAGCAGCAGCGCGCTGGAATTCGGTGCCATCCCAAACGCCTTTGCGCCGTTCTCACCGCTCACCTTCGTGATGCTGCACGGCTGTAACGCCTGCTGCATCGTCTGCCCATAGGGGTTGCTGTAGGGGGTCTGCATACCGTAGTTGTTCCAGTACATCACGCTCACCTCGTCTTTCTGGTTTCATTGTACTACAATCCATCCCGCGCCGTAGGACACCTCCGCGCCGCATTTGCGCCATCTTTACGCCAAAACAAAAAAAGCGGGCAGCCACTAAAAAAGTGACTGCCCGCTATACTTTTGCCTTCCCCCTTGGGGGAAGGTGCCGCCGCAGCGGCGGATGAGGGGCGGCTTATCCTGTACAGCCCTCTCACCGCATCTTATTCTTAATGCTTCTCACATGCCGGTTTACCGTCCTCTCACAGCAGTTCAACTCGGCTGCAATCTCGGCATTGCGCCGCCCATGCCGCCGCAGGTCCAGCACTTCCCGCTCCTCGTCCGTCAGGCTGAATACAAGCTCGTCATACTCCGCCCGGTTCATGCAAAAGTCAAACTTCATACAGCACCTCAAAACGGGTTTTTCTTGCCCCACTGCTTGTTGGTTTTTGCCAGATACGCGCGCCGCATCTCGTTCGTCAGGTCCATTTCCTTCAAACGCGCTACAGCTTCGGCCTTATCGGCTTTGCCGTTTCCGTTCGTGTCGGGGATGGTAGCCCGGTAGTTTACCCAGTCACGCAGCGCATCTGCGCCATAGCTTTGGTAAATCTCTGCACCGGCTTTGTCAGCATACGTGCCGCCCTTTTCCGGGCACTTCCCGTTCTTGTCCTTCTTGTAGTACGCTGCCAGATACGCCCTTGCAAAGTCGTCTCCACTTAAGCCGTATTTCTGCATACCGTAACCGACTGTAAACTTGTCCGGGGTTTGGTCATCGTCCAGCGTCTTTGCCACAGCACTGTAAGCCTGCATGTAGGCGGTGACCGCCTTGTCTCCGGCAAGGTTGCTGATCTTGTGTACAGTGCTGTCATCGTCTGTGCTGTCTACAAAGTTGCTTACTGCATCATCGCCGAACTGTGAATAGAGCGTGTTCCACTTCTCCACGGTGTTCAGGTCGGCATTGTCGTTGCCGCTCGTCTCCCGTTTTTCATCGCGCACAAGGTCAGTGGCGTTCTTCATCAGCACATACTGGCTGAATCCTTCCGCACCGCCGTCCCGGTATGCCTCGTACTCCTTCGCGTTCACACCGCTCACGCCGTCACCCACAGCGGCCACGCCGCCAGCGGTCTTGGCTACCGTGTAGGCATCCTGCACAAGTGCACTCTGCTGGTCTTCCGGTAGCTGCAAAAACATACTGTTCTGCCGAAGCTCGTCAATCAGGTCATAGGCTGTCTGACCGCTCGTCTTGGCATACTCGGTCTTTTCCTCCGGGGTCATGTAATACCCCTCGCCGTCTACCTTGATTTGGCTGCTGGCCTTCTCCGGGTAAACATGACTGTCGTTCGTGTTGCCGTACAGTTCTTGCAGATACTTGTCAACCGGAGTGATGTTCTCGGCGCTCACATAACCGGGGCTAAGCATGTTGTACGCACCGCGCAGGAACATCCCGCCCGCCGTGTCATCCGTACCATCAAGGCTTGCTTCCTCGCGCCCCCACTGGTCAATGTACGGCTCGTTGTTCATGCTTAAGCCGGGGATTTTGTTCTCCATCTTGCGGATATTGTACCCAATATCCCGTTCGGTCTTTGTGTCGCCGCCGCCATAGGTGGAACGGCGCAGCGGGTCAATGGTTCTAGCAATTTGACCAAGCGCGGTTGGTACATACTGCTGTGCGTAACTTCCCAGCGTTCCAGTGATAAGCGTGCCAAGTTTGTCGTCGGAATCTGCATAGCTCACGCTGTTTAGCGTATCATTCAGCCCTTGCAGCATTGTGGTATCCAGAATTGGGTTCCCGATTTTTCGCGCAGAGTCAAGAAATTTTGTAACACTAAGGCCACCGTTCTGCCATTCATTGGCAATCTCGGCACCCATCAAAAGCGGTACGCTTGCGGGGCTAGCCCAATCAATGGTGTACGTTCCTTTACCGGGAATATTGATGGAATATTCCTGCTTGCCGGTCATCTCATTAAACGCATCGGCGCGGTCATCTCCACTCTTGCTGCCGTTCAGCAGTCCATTATAAGCAAGGATGCCGCCTATGCCCATCAATGCTGTGCCGGTCAGCCCTTTGGCCGCAGCATCAATTACATCTGCCTTGCTTGCACCCGCGGCATAGCGATAAGCAGCTTCTACTGTACCGCCTACAATATTGTATTCCATTGCATTTTTGGCAATGTTCAGCGGGGTTTTCTTGAACGGTAAAACGCCTTCGCTCACCGCCCATAGTATTTTTCCACCGACTCCGTGCCCTTTAATATCATTCTGATAATTTTTCAGTGCAGTGGAAAGGAAGTTATCTTCGTGGAATGTGGCTTCTTTTGCATCGCGCAAAGCTGTTGCAGCAGCATCCACAAGTGCCTGCTTGCTTTTTGCATCGGTTGCTGTAAAAACGCTGCTGTCATAGCCACGCGCTTTCAGCTGGCTTGCCATTGCATTGCCAAACGCCGAAGTAAGGAAAATATTATCCTCTTTTTCCAGCAAAGCACTGTTGATGTCAGCTGCTTTCTGGATTATCTTCCCGGGTTTGCTTGTAAACGTATCCTGCGCGGCACGCAGCCCGCTTTCCGCATTGAACTTACCGTCATTGTACAAAACAGAATACATTTTGTTCTGCCCGTACTCTTTAGCAAGGTCTACCATCTTGCGGCCATCGGCTGTAAGGGTTGTTCCAACGGCTTTTGTACGTTGGTCTTTCGGCAAAGCAAGCTGCATCACGCCGGAAACATTGTCTTTTGCACGGGTTACAACGCCCATCGATACGTTGCCAAGCACGTTTCTTGCGTGTGTTCTGGTATTTCCCAGCATGGAAAGATAGCGGATGCTTTCCATTTTGTCGCCAAATGTTTTGGCCGGCATATATTTGGTAAGCCGCTTATATGCGTCCAGTTCCTTTTCATAGCGGGCTTTACTGTCCGGCATATCGGCCATTTCGGCAAATGCGTTTTTTACATAGTCGTAATCTTCCTGGCTTAAATTCTCAATGCCGAGAGATTTACGCGCCATTGCATTAAACACATCGTCTGCATTGCCTCCGGAGAGGATGCTGGCAGCCGCAGATTTTGCCTGCTCATCGGTGGTCTTGATACCTTTTGTATCTGCCATTCTTTTGATGCGCATGGCAAGGTCGTTCATCTGTGCGTTCAGTGGATTATCGCCTACATCAACGCCCTGTGCCTTCAAAAAAGCGGTAAATTCTTCGTCTTGCGGCCCGGACTTCGCCATTTCTACAACGTCTGATGCCAAAGATTCCAGTTGCTTGCCGTCTCGCGTTTCCGCAAAATCATTTACTTTTCTTTGCGTGATTTGTTCAAACTTGCGGATGGGAGTGTACTCGTCGATTTGCGCCCAGCGCCCCGCACTCAATGCTTGGGCATTTTTGCTCTGCCCGGCGCTGACAGCGCGGTTCAGGTTTTCAATTTGTGCCTGCACCAACTGTGCATCTGCGCTGCCCTTTTCGTAGCTGTTCAGCATATTTTGCAGCTGGTCGGCGGCATAATAACCGCGATATACATCGCTGGCATCAAAATTCCCGTCAGCTGATTTTCGGGTCAATTCATCCGCAACCGTGCGCCCGGCGCTCAAAATATCGCCGTTCTGCTGTACCAACAAATCAAAATCCTGTTTGGCGGTATCCTTACCTTCTGCCCTGCTGTATACGGTATGAGTCTGTTGCCCGATACCTGCTGCTGCGGCCTCGTCCGCATCAATTTTGCCGCCCATCGCACGCTGGTTCGCGTAGTCTTGGTTCAGTACTTCGCGGCGGTCATACTGTGTGCTTTCCGCGCCAACAGCATGTGCAGGCACACTCTCGCTACCGTTCAGCGGGCGGGCCGCAACGCTCTGTGCCCTACTGTCCTGCAAGGGAGCGGCGGCATCCGCCGTGTCAGTGCCGCCAAACATCCTGTCGTAAACGCGGCGGGTGTAGTCCGGCATATTGCTGTCAAAGCCCTGCACCTCAAGCCAGTCCGAAAAGTCCTCCGTGCCAGTCTGTCGCCCGGTGGGGCCGTCCAAAATCATGTCCCGGTAATAGTCTGCCGTCGCAGCAGCCTGGTCGGTATCCACCAAAGCCCCGCGGTTGCTGGCCGCTACAGCGGAAAGCAGGTCATCCACGCTGGAACCGCTCACACCGGTCCCCATGTCGGCAAGCTCCATCAGGGCAGTGTCATACGGTAAACCACTCGTGGTAGAAAAATTTGTCCCGTTCTGGAAGTTGTACTGCTGGATGTTCTTCAAGCCGCTGGTATACAAAATATCCCCCGCCGCCTGCTCGTCCAGACGGATGGGGGTGCTTTTAAAGTAATCCCGCAGCGCAGCCGTTGCCTCGTCCACAGGCTCCGCAAAATCGCTGTCCTTCACAATGCCAAGGGCAATGTCCTTTGCTTCGTCTGCCATGCTCTCGCGCGTCGCGCCGCTCTGTAGCTGGCCGTACAGGTCTTCAATGCGCCGGGTGTAAACGCTGCGTCTGTCCTTGCCGGTTATTGATTTTGCCCATTCAGCCACCGTTCCAGCGTCCGGCGCATCAGGGCCTTGTACTCCTCGTCCGTTGCCGTCAGCGGTGCTACCAAGCCCTGCTGTACCAGTCTGTCCAGCAAGCCCGCTTCTAACTCCTCCGGGTTGCGGTTCATAGCCTGCGCCAGTGTCAGCGTTGAGGGAAACGTCTGCTCGAACGCCTGTTCCCAGGTTGTCATTCTGAACACCTCCATTTACTTCATTGTAGCCCGCGGCGCGCTGCGCGTCAATCGGCAAACTGTCCGTATTTTGCAATGCAAGTTTAGCTTCATCGCCAATCTCCTGCTGGCGCTGCACATCCTGCACGGCGTTGTCTGCCTGTTTCAAAGCGTCCTGCGCGGCATCCCCTGCCGTGCCTTTCAGCCTGTTGAACAGCGCCCCGCCGATTTCCGGCAGCGCGTTCATCGCCACATTGCCTGCAATGTTCTTTGCAGTGTTGCCCGCGATCTCTCCGGCGCTCTTGCCCTCGCTCACATCGTTCACAAGGCTCGGCAGGGTGTCCAGCGCAAGGTCTGCTGTCGTGTCGGTCAAAATGCGTCCCAGCGCATCACCGGCACCAGCGCCCAGTACATCCCCCAATACAGGGATTTTCTGTGCCTGCCCCACAACAGCATTGCCCGCCTTGCCCATCGTCTGCGCAAGAGGTGTGCCCGCCATAGCGGTGTTGAACAGGTCGTACTGCATTCCCTTGCCGACAAGCGTGCCTGCTGCCGCCGCCAGCGGGTCGTAGCTCTTTGCGCCCTCAATCGCATTGCTAAGCTGCGGCAGCTCGGCACCGGTCTCATTCGCAATGTCTGTCAGCTTATCCACGCTCTTTGTCAAAAACGGCACACTGTCATACAACCCGGCTGTAAAGGCCTGCGCAGTCTGCCCGGCTCCGTTCATCTGCGCTTTTCCGCGCAAGGCACTGTTCTGGTTCAGCTCGGCATTCATGGTAGCCGTCTTTTTCGCGTAGTCCTCTTGGCTCAGGCCCTCTTTGTTTGCGGCAGTCTCAAACCCCCGCTTCAAGCCGCTAAAGCCGGTGTTCTTCGTGCTTTTTTCGTACTGGTTCACCGCCGCCACCTCGGCGCTCGTCAGCTTGCGCCCCGGGGCAGCCAGCTCGGCGCGGTAACCAGCATCGCTCTGCAGCTTTTTAAGCGCAGCGGCAATGTCTTCCTGCTGGCTCTTGTAGTCGTTGCGCTTGTCCTTTGCAGCCTGTGTCTCCGCCGCGCTGGGGGCACTTCCTGCGGCGGCGTAACTGCTGCCGATAACTTTCCCGCCCCGCGTCACAGCGCGGCTCTGAGCGGGCTGTGCGGCGCTCTGGCGCTCTGCGTAGCTGTTCCCTCCGGGCTTGCCTTTATTGGCCCCTGCGTTGGCGGCGGCCTGTTTGTCTTTGAGCATCTGCGCCAGCTGCCCCCGCTTCTGCTGGGCGCGGTATTTGATGTCGGATTTTTCCTGTTCGCTGCCGTCATACCGGGCGCGGGCACTGGCGTTGCGCTCTGCATTTGTGCGCTTTGGGTCGTAGTTTCCGCCTTTATTTCTCGCAGTATCAGCACTGCCTGCTGCGTTGCCACCGGTACTCGCAGTGCCGCCGAACAGCGAATCCAGCGATGCCGCACTTTCCGTGTCGCTGCCCGTGCCGGTGGTACTGCCGCCCTTGCCGGAAGATTTCCCTCTGGATTTTGCAGCCTTCGCCGCTTTCTTCGCCGCATACTGCTGCGCCTTTTGCTGCTGCTGGTACAAATCGTTTGCCGCGTCAAACTTTGCCTGCGCCAGTTTCATCTGCCGGTTCAAAACATCGTTGTTCAGGCTGTTTTCAAGGCTTGCACCCTGCACAATGTTGTTCAGCGTCTCGGTGTAGCTGTTATGCAGCACAGGCAGCGTCTTGTCAGTGGCGTTCATGATGGCACTGCCCTGCTGCTGTGCTTTCCTCGTTGTGCTACGGCCAGTGCTGACATTGCTGGCCTGCGCCGTCTGGTATCGGTTTAAATACGCATTCAGCAGCGCATCTTCACGACCATTCACTTTCGCCATAGCTCAAGTCCTCCAAATCCACAAGCCTTCCCCCCAAGGGGGGGGAAGGTGGCCCCGCAGGGCCGGATGAGGGGCGGCTTGCCCTTTACCGCCCCATTCCTTTATTCGTAACTGTACTCCCACTGCCCGGTTGTCGTGTTGAATCTCTGGCGTAGCTGCGGCATGCTGGCTGCCATGTTTGCGTAACCCTGCATCAGGCTGACAAGATTGTTCGTATTGTTTGCTGTCAGGTTCGCAAGGTTCGTCTGATACTGGCTCAAATCCGCTGCATCGCCGCTGGCACGCTGGTTTTCCAGCTGTGCCATGTTGTTCTGATAGGTGTTTGCAAGGCTTGCCAGCTGGTTCTGCCGCTCGGTTTCCAGCGCGTTGCGGCTGTTGTTGTAGTTGTTCAGCATACCGGCTGTCGTGGTCTCGCTTGCACCGCCGTTCAGGCCCTGCGCACTAAGCTGCTGTGCAAGGTTGCGCTCGCTCATCATCTTGTTGATGTACGCCTGCTGCAGGGCGTTGTCTGTGGCGCGGTTCAGCTCGCCCTGCCCGTACTCGTAGTTGGCTTTCTGCTGTGCAGCACTGCGCTGGTAAGCTTCCTCACGTGCTCTGCGCTGGGCCTCCTGTGCCGCGCGCATCTGTTCTTCTGCCCTGCTCTGTGCCTCTGCCGCCGCCTGCTGTGCGGCCTGCATAGCGCTCTGCATCTGGCTGATATAGCTGTTCATGTAGTTGCTGCTCTGTGCCGGTGCGCTGTAGCTTGCCGCCGCGCTCCCGCCGCCAGAACTGCCGCTAGAGCTTCTGCCAGAGCTGCCGCCAGTGTAGCCACCGCGGCTACCTGTATTGCTTGTCGGTGCCGTTGCAACCGTTTTCGCAGTCGTGTACACCCTGTTCTTGTCGCCAAACTTAGTGGCTGTGGTCGTGCCGGGCTTCACATAGTAATCTTTGGTTGAGCCAAAAATCGGTCTCGGCATACTAAATCACCCCTTCCGCTCGCTCTGCGTGCCAAAATAAAAGGCCACAACCATCGTCACAATGGTCATGACCGTGTCAGGCTGTAATTCGCTCTGCAATGCCAGCACCGCAAAAACCGCAACCACCACCAGCGTCACAATGGTCTTTACCTTGAAAAGCGCTGCAATGTTCTTGATAAAATCACCCATAGGGCTGTACCTCACTTTCCGTCCAAATCGTGCAAACGCTGCTCATGCCGTTGCAGCGTTTCATCTTGCTCTTCGTTGTGCTCCCACAACCGTTTATGGCTCGCACTGTTGCTCCTGTCGTTATCCTGCACATTCTTGGCCACGCTGTCAAGCAGCGCTTTCAGCTGCGTGATACTGGTATTCAGCTTCAACAGCGGCGTCGTGACCGTCATAATCAGTCCAGCAAGTACAACAATGTCCTTGACAATATCCCAATCCGTCATTCTTCACTTCCGTTCCGGGCGTCAGACCCACTCGCTTTTGTACAGCCCGGCATCGGTCAGGCCGCGTTCCTTGCACAGCAAATAAATTGCGTCTGCGTCCCCCTGCGTCACCGGCCCAATGGTAATCACTTGTAGTTTGTTTGCAGGCTTGTTCACCGCAGGCAGGGCCTTGACGATGCGGTTGAGATCGGTCTCCGGCCAGATGCCCGGCACGCCGCCCTTTGCGGTCTGGCTGTACTGGTGGATGTATCGCGGCAGGCTCGTGTCGTAGTTGGCGCGGGTGTCGGCCAGCCAGCCGATGTAGTCCTTGCACAGGCCCTCGTAGTCGATGTTTGCCGTGGCAAACAACGTAAACGTGTAGACGCCCGGCTGGTAGCCCAGCGCCGCCGCACGCACACAGAACGCTCGGGCGCAAGCCGTGCGCTGCGCCTTGGTCAAGTTGTCCGCGCGGCCATCGTGGACGCCGGTCTTGGTTGTGTGTCCCCATTCGCTGTCAAAAAACAGCGGGTATCCAGACGGGGCAAGGCTTGCGCAGAAATCCGCCTCCTCGCGGGCTTCATCCACCGTGATGGCCTGCGAGAAGAAGTAGAACCCCAGCAGCTTGTTGTTGGCCTTGGCTCCGGCCAGGTTGGCATCGTACTGCTCGTCTTTCATCAGCTTTCCGCTGCCGTAGCCGCGATAACCGATGCGAACAATGGCACGGTAGGGAACCTTTGCCCAGTCGATGGTGCCCTGATGGTAAGACACATCAATCAGCACTTCCTCGCCGCTGGGCGGTGCAGCGTCTGCGGGTTTTTCCACAGCGTGCTCTCCGGTGCGATATGTAAACACCTGGCTGCTTGCCGTGGTAAAATCGCTGTCCAGCCACACCAGCGGGTTGGTGCGCTTGCCGTTCAGGATCACTTCAAAGTGCAGATGCGCTCCAAACACATTGCCGGTAGTTCCGCTGAAGCCGATGAGGTCGCCCTCTTTGACCTGCTGGCCGTACTTGACGCAATAGCCGCTCAGGTGCGCGTACCGCGTCTGCAGCACACCGCCTTTGTAGGGCGCGTGCCTGATGCGCACCATGTTTCCATAACTCTGCATGCCCGTCCGGGTATGGCCGTCCCAGTCCTGCACCTGATCCACGGTGCCATCCTCGGCAGCGTATACCGGCTGCGTGCTGGTATTGCCGATCTGGGTGCGCAGGTCGATGGCCTGATGCAAGCTTCCGTCGTTGTAGTACCACCCCTGCGTGATGATGTGCTGGGCCAGAGGCCAGCGCAGCAGCACTTCACCGTTTGAAAGTCTCATGATTTGTTGTCCTTTCTGTTTGTTGGTCGGCTAAAGCCCCATTTAACTAACTGTTTCGGCATCCTCGGTAGGCTCGTCTGTTTTGCTGTCATCGGCATCCAGCGCATCGTAGTATTCCTGCGCCAGCGTCTCCACCTCTGCAATGTCCGCCTCATCCAGCAGGCCGTTGTCGTAGTGCGTGTACGCCTTGTCAAGCCAGAACGCAACGTCCCGTCCTGCTGCAATTTCCCGCTTGATGCTGCGCAGCGTCAAATCGTGCCGTGCTTTACTCTTAATCGCCATTGTGATTTCTCCTTTCAGTTGATAGAAGCAACCGCTGCTTCCAAATCAGTGATTCTCTTTATTGGGCCTGCGCGTCCCGTCACAGTCGCGCTGTCGGCATCGGTCAGCACGGTGTTCACTCCTGCAAGCGCGGGGATGTGCTGTGCGCCTGTCGCGGTGAAGGGCACAGGCTCTGCCAGCTTGTAGCAGACTTGCACAGGTGTTCCCGCGGCGTACTGGGCGGCAAGATAAGATTTCCATTCTTGCAAACCCTCATCAGATATAGGGTACTTGCCATTGGGAGAATACACAACAGATTTTCCGTCTCCTGCGACTCCTATGCAGTCCTTCGCATACAGATAATAATTATAGTGGCTGCTTTTGCCAGCTGTTGCGTAAACAGGTTTTTCTACCACAAAGGAACTGTCTTTGCTTAAATCGAGATAGAAAAGCTCCGCATATATATGGAATTTTTCTTCACCTGTCAAAGTAATAGTTCGCCACGTTCTATGCCCCTCTCCGCTCACCGCGTCCACCTCACCGCCGTAGACGGTTTCAGGCAGGGTCAGGGTGTTGGTTTGGCCGTTGTACGGTGTGTAGGTGGTGGGCTCATCACCTGTATAATACACAAGCCTAAACTGTACATCTACAGATGTATTTGGTGACAGCGGGGACTGCAATGCAATTGACTTATCATTTTGAATGGGAGTTATGCCATTTATAACACCTTTCACGACAAACCATTTTGCCATATACTTTTTGGTCAATATCACTTGGTTTGTAAATAAAATTCTGAATGTGGCACGTGGGATGTCCACATCGATTTTGGGAATACCAAATACCCTTATAAGTCCAGTATTATCGACAGTTACAGTAAGGCCATACGCTGCGCCAGGTGTTGCAGGGCTGCATTGTGCAATATCTAACAAGTTCTCCCCGCACCGTTCGACTTTCACGCTGTCCCTGCCCTTGATGGGACGGATGTTCTCCGGTGACGGCGTTCCCGTGCCCTCCTGCATGGGTTCCCAGCTGGCCTTTACCCCCAGCGGGTATCCCGCCACGGGATAACACACAACAGGGTTGCCGCTTTCTTCAAGCGGTGGGCAAAGCATATCAATGATGTGCTTGCTGCTCCACGGCGCATCCTCGCTCACCGCCGCATCATCAATCTGTACGCCGTCCTTTCCGGCAGGCCCCTCCGGGCCAATCTCTCCCTGCGGCCCCTGCTTACCGCGCTCACCCTGCGGGCCAGTATCACCCTTGGGGCCAACCGGGCCAGTTTCGCCAACGGGCCCCTGCGCGCCGGTATCGCCCTTCTCGCCTTGTACACCCTGAACGCCCTGCTCACCTTGGGGGCCGCGCTCTCCTGTGTCGCCCTTCTCGCCCTGTGGGCCTCGCGGGCCAGTTGCACCCGTTGCCCCGGTAGGGCCTTGAACTCCCTTTTCTCCTTGCGGCCCCTGCGGGCCTACGGGGCCTCGCGGGCCAGTATCACCCTTGTCGCCTTTGTCGCCTTTGGCTCCATCCTTGCCGTCAAATTTGCCGTTAGCCGCATCATTTCGCAAGTTATCGGCCACGCTCTTTGCTTCCGCGCTGTTCTTTTCTGCGTTAAGCGCAGCCTGCAAAACCTGCGTGGCAAGTGATTCACTGGGTTTAAACGGCTCAGTTCCACCAACGGGGCCGCGTGTAATCACGTTGTATCCCTGCGTTTTTGTGATGCGCTGCACACCATTGGCAACGCCGCAATACACGATAGTGCCCGTACCCTCATTGGCGGTTGCTTCGGCAGGCACATCAATCAGTCCGTTTTCCGGCAAACGGATTTCACGGGGTTCGCCCTTCGGCGGGTTAAACGTTGCCGTTACAGCAAGCCCGCTCCACGTATCGTCAAGGGTCACATGCAGCTGCTCGATACCGTAACTGCCAAAAGTGCCAAGCGATAAGTTCCCGGGCCTAACACTGTATCCTTTCAACTGTACTTCATGCAATGCCATTACACGCCCTCCAATCTGGCTTTAACCGCATACATCCACTTTTCCGGCACCTCGCCGTCTGATAATCTCATAATATCAACTCCTTAACCGATGCAGAAATAAGGGCGAACGCCACGAGAATCGGAAGCTCCATAATGGTTCGCATCGCCGCCGATACCTGACTGTCGGGGTTTGCGCAGATCATGCCACGCACCCAATCTCGGGGATCAAGCTGTCCGACGCCAGATATGCACCGAACGGTAAGGGGGCAGGTTGTTGTGGGGCTGACCTCCACCCTCTGGACGGGTCGTAAGTTCTGTGTTGTCGTGCACGTCGTAGGGAAAAGTTGGTGCATATTGCGTTGATGCGCTGGCTGCGATTCCAATCGCCCATCCGTGGAGCTTATGCTGATGGGACGGAATCTCTTGCACAGTGAGCGTATGCTGTGCTTCGCCGCCCTCGCTGCCCACGGGGTAGGTATCGCTGGCCCCCATCAGCATGCGGTTCTGCACCTGCACCCAGCTTGTGCCGGGCCAGCTGAGGGCAGGGTTCGTGGGGTTCTCTGTCTGCAAGTAATCGCCGATTCTGTACGGGCATAGAGCGGCCATATTTTGCACGATCATGTTCCACACCGCCTTTCGGCAATCCGGGGCTTAGAGTGCCCCCCTGCAAAATATCGTTTATTCGTCATATGCACAATACCTCCTTATGCGATGCGCCGCTTGACGCACAACCATTCGCTGCTCCACTCATTGGCTCGCCTCCAAAACAAATACCGCCGCGCTCGTCGGTGCGCTGTTCGCATAAAACTTAACCACCCCCGCACCGGGTTCCAGCGCGGCTACCATCCGCACCGCATCCGTCACTCTCGTGCGGTCACTTACGGCAATCCGGCTGTCCGCCGTCACCCCGGCTACCGTGACTGTGGCGCAGGTGTTATAGCTGCTCGTGCTGCCGTCGTCCCAGAACACTGTGTAGTTGTCAGCCGTCCAGGCGCTGGCTGGCACCGTAACGGTTTTGTAGCTATGTTGGTTTTCTGCGCCCACATCCTCCGCATTCAGCCATACCGATTCCCCTGTCTTGCCGTTCACGTTCTGGATAACACCCGGGTCGCCTTTCTCACCCTGTGGGCCTGTCGCGCCGATTGGGCCTTGCTCACCTGTCAAGCCCTGGATGCCCTGCGGCCCTCGTTCGCCGGCTTCTCCCTTTTCTCCCTGGATTCCCTGCGGCCCGGCAGGGCCAACTTCACCCCGCGGTCCCTGCGGGCCTGTCTTACCGGTAGCGCCTTGCGGCCCCTGTGCGCCCTGCGGCCCTTGCGGGCCTTGCAAGCTGCCGATTTGGTTCCATTTCTTGGCGTCCACATCCCAAAGGTACACAACGTTGTCGGTCTCGCTGCCCACCGCGTAAGCGTCGCCCTTGCCGCCGGTTGGGTGTGCCCATTCCAGCAGCGTTAGGCTGTTGTAGCGCCCCAGCACAACAAAGCTCGTGCCGTCTACGCCCTTTTCACCCTGCGGCCCCTGCGGGCCTGTCGGGCCTGTTGCGCCGGTAGGCCCTTGTGCGCCGGTCAAACCCTGCACGCCGCGCGGGCCTTGTGCCCCCTGCGGCCCCATGGGACCAATATTGCCCTGTACACCCGCTGGCCCCTGCGGGCCTACCGGGCCTTGCGGGCCTTGTGCGCCGGTATCCCCTTTGCGCAGCACTATCTGTGTCACGCCGCCATTGTCCGTAACGGTAGCGCCCATAAACTGCATCCGGCTTCGCTGCGGCATTTTTTCGCCGCTCTCGTCCAGTATCAAATGACCGCTGCTGCCGGTAGCCTGCCAGGTCTTGCCGTCGTTGCTCGTCTCAATGACTTTATCGCTGTTCAGCCGGATATACAGGCAGCCGCCCTCATTGTGGGTGCGGTTTTCCAGCGCCATTTCGTTCAGGGCCGTCACAAGCTGGTTGAAAATCGGCACAATGACTTCTCGCGGTATTTCATCCATAATGCGCTGCATCTCTGCGGTCGATACGCCTGGCGTGTCTGGCCGCCCTACATTACCTTTGCCTTTTAAATCTGCGTCTGTAATCTTCTTAAATGCCATTTTCTCACCCCTTAAAGTTTCCGTTTTCCACAAACTCAACGGCAATCTGCATCAATCCAAACGGCTCATTTAAAGCATTGTTTGCAAAACGAAACCGCGCCTTGTCCACTCGTTTGATTCTGATTTTGTTGTGCAATGTCCGCGAAGTCTTGTCGTTAGAATAAGTAAGGCGCGAATAGCGCAGCTGGTGATAACTAAAAAATCGTGCGTGCGCGCTGTCGTTCCAGATATTAGACCAAATGCCGCGCTTCATGGCATAAACTGCAACGCTCGTTACAGCACTGGGGGCCATTTGCAAGGCAAGATAGCGGAAACTCTTGTTTTTATAAAAAAGCGTGCCAGCTAAGTCCGGTGTTTCCCATTCGGCATAAATCACAGCGCCGTTATCGTTGTAACTGGCAATATCATCTGGGTCATTGTAAAACTGGTATACATTCCCGTTGTCGGCGCCAAAATATAGGTCGGTCTCATCCACCCACATTACACGCGCCGGGATATTCGTCTCATAAAAGCAGGCATATTGCCGGGTCGAGTACGGCTCGTTTTTGTTCGCACCTAAATTCTGCTGTCCGTCCAGCACGTAGGCAACGCCGTTCAGGCACAGCCAGTACATATCCTTGTATACACAGGCGTAGGCATCGCCCTTTCCTGCTTCGGCCAGTAGCTTGCCGTTCATGTAGTAACTGCGGTTCTGGCTGAATCTCTCGCCCACAATGTCACTGGGCGTGATTGCATAGATGCCTAAGTTTGTTAAAAACATTGGCTCGTTCGCGCAGTAGGCAAAACTGTATTTGGCGATTGCGCCAGGGCCTTGTATCGTGTTGGTAATGGGAAAAGCCGGTTCGCTGTCCACCAAATTGCCCTGCCGGATAATTACGTTTCGGTCTGTCTCGTTCTCGTCCTTGTGCGCCGCAATGTGGTTCTCAATGATGGAATATCCCATGATGGCGCTTTTCTCTGTGCCTACCTTGCTGTACCCGGTGTCGGGCCAGTATGTCAAGTCATACTGCCCGCTGTACCAGTCCTGGTTTGGATAGTCCGGATTTCCGCTTAAAAACAGGCGGTCAGTCGCGCCGTTCACGCCGAACAAAATGCCGATATTACATTTGTTGATTCTGTCCGCATAGCCTTTCACGGTACGGCTTGCGGTGATCTCAATGTTGTCCTCGCCGGTAACAGGGCTTTTCTCCGGTGCAGTGTTGAATGTTACCACCCCCGTTGACGCATTGCAGCTGTATCCGCCGGTCATCGTCTCCCAACTGCCGCTGCTCGTCAACTTGCGCACCGTCACATTTGCACTGTCCAGCCCGGAAAAACTTAAATGGTACTGAGTGCTGGTCCCATCTGCTAAAAAAAGTTCCTTGAACTTCGGCTGCAGCAGGTTCAACGCGTCATACTGCTTGCCGCCGCCGGACGGTGCTTTGGCAATCGTCAGCGTCGGGATTTTTGCATCGTCACTGGCTTTTTTTACAGTTTCGCCGTCATATACCAGCAGGCACTTTCCGTCGGCAATAAACAGCTTATCGCCCATCTGCCAGCTTTCGCTGCGGGCATCTGCCATGTCGCTGTACAGCGCCTTGCCCACTTCCTTGCCGCCCTCTGGCAGCTCGTATAGTGCCGTTCCCGCATGGATAAGGCTCTTACCCTTTAGCTCGTGGAAGCCGTTCACACGGGCCGGAAACGTCGCTCGCAGCTTATATCCCATCCGCTTGCGCACCTTGCCTGGTTCTGACCGTATCATGTTCTGCGCGTTGGGGCTTTGGCTCACGCTTACATTGGCGGTGTTGCTGGTATAATCAATGCCAAGCAGTTTATCAATCGCCAGTTTGCTGCGGGCAACCTGGCTGGGTATCGTAAAAGTCGCCATACTTACCACCAACCTGTATTGCTTGTAAAGCTTTCCTTACTTACGGTTCTCGGGTTCTTCAGTCGTTCAAAGGCGGTCTCAAACTCGTTGCGGTAGTAAGTGGCAATGGCAATGTCATCATCCTTGTATAACTGGCTGGCAATGTACAGCGGCAGCAGTACAACGGCATCGTCCGGCAGGTCGATTTCTTTTGTGTCCGGCGTTTCCAGCGTCAGCGTTGCGGGCTTGGCATCGTAGAAAAACTCAAACTCGCCCTCAAAATCAGCTGGAAAAACCAGGTACTTGCCGCCGTACAGCTCCACCCCGTCTACAGGTTCCGGGGTATCGTCCACCAGCTTGTACACCTCAGTAGCGCCCATCCGCCAGTAATCCGGCACCTGATAAACCAGATTCACAGTCAGCTTTTCGCCCTTGTCTTTGTCTACCATGTAGCTTTTGCGTAAATACCGCCCGGCAGTGCAAATCATTTCAATGGCTTCGTTGGCTGCCTGCGGCATCGCGTTTAAATATTCTTTTGTCGCTTCGTCTGGGTTTGAGAGGTCTGTTCCGTCACTGGCGAACATCTTCTGCAAGGATGCCAGCTTGATTTGTTCCCATGTCATTTGCAATCACCCCCTGCTGCATGGCTTCCTGTTTGTCCATCTCCTCTTTGATGGATTTCTGCATTGTGGCTGCATACGGGAATCCGGTCTCTTTCAGGAAAGTCCACAGCCGGTACTGGCTTGCAGGCTCGGTAATGTTGCCAAAACCGCCCGCCTGATACTTCACATCGACCATATCCCACAGCCGTTCGCGGTTGCTTGCAAGGTTACTTGCCGGGTCTACCTCAATGATAAATTCATCGTTCCAGTACAATTCCCCGGCTGCGTCCCGCTTCAAAAACTCCATCCTGTCAAAATGCCCGAACTGCTGTTCGCCGTCCGTGTCGGTCTCGGTCATCGGGTACGGCTCATCGGCATACGCCAGCAAAAACTCAAACATCATACGGTACAGCTTTGCATAGGCGTTGTTCTTCATCTCGCGCTTGCTCTGCAAACGGCCTGCGCTCTGGTTCGCGCTGAACTGCTTCGCACTGCCCGATGTGGCGGAAGAATCGTACTTGCCCTGGAATGCGTCCGTAATGCCCAACGTGGATTTTGCCCAAGTGTAATTCATTTCCAGCATGTTTTGGTCGTTCTGCACATTGGGCTGCACATTGATAACATCGATCATGGTTTTCTGGCTCGGGTTGTTCACGCGCAAAATTTTCAGCTCGTCATCGTTCAGCTCCGCGTTTACGCCATCCGGCAGCACTACCCAACTGCCGCCTTTCAGCAGCTTTTCCTGAATCTTCGTGCCGTATTTGTTGATAGCCTGCTGCTGGTCAGCGATAATATCTACATCCGACACGCCCAAAAACTTGTCCGATGCCGCAATGTTTATCCGCTCCACAATCGGGAACCCGTGCGGTTTGTAGGCCGGTATCTCGTTGGCCTCCATCTTGCCCGGCATCATAATGACCTCGCCGCTCTCGTTGTCGCGCTGCACGCTGCCGTCCGGGTTCACAATGGGCACATCCTCGCCCGGCACCTGTGCAGGCAGCACCTCGCCGCTGCTAAGCACTACATCCTGCGTCAGCGTAAGGGTCTGCACCGGCTGTTCTTTGAACTTCTTGTTCCCGCAAACACAGACATCCCCCACGCGCCGCCGCCCGCATTTCGTGCATACCTCTGCCGTGCGCGCATAATAATCGGGGAAATCTTCAAGCACCTGACACCCTACCCAGCTAAACATGCCTACTGTGCCCTTGTCGTGCTTGTAATAGACAATGTTCTGCGTCACAACGCCTGTGTGGGTGCTGTCATCGCCCCCGCGCGCGTCCGGAGCGTCCTCTGTGTCGGTCTCAATGGTAATGCCGTACCGCGCTTCCAGCGATTCCTTGCTCTTTGAGACCTGCACAAAGATATAATCCATGTCCTCAATGCGGTACACGCCCGGCTGCGGAATGACCTGCCGTGGGTGACGCATCTCTACTTCAACATCGCCCAGCGTGCAGTGATACCCTGCAACCGGGTTCCACTCCACATGGAAAAAGTCCGCGCCCTGCACCGGCACTGTACGTTCGCTTCTGTCATTCAGTTCAATAAACCGCATCCGCCGTGCCTGATTTCGCAGCATGTTTTCGGCCTTACGCGCCAAGTCCCGGTCTTCCGCATGGATGGCTGTGACCTTCGGCATCGGGTAGCTGGAATCCACCTGACTTTCAATCAGCTCATAGATGATATTGCGCACATTTGTGGCGTTCTTTTTGGCACCCTGTATCTCGTGGCTGCCGTAGTACATGGCCTCGCGCTTGCGCATCTTTTCCAGGGTGTCACTGTATGCAGCTTTTGCGTTGGATAGCTTGCCCTGCCATTTTTCAAGGTCTTTTGTCTGCTTATCGTCTTTCTTCATATCGTCACTCCTGTGGGGTCATGCCCCCGCAAATGTGATATAAAAGGGCGCCCCATAGCCGGGGCGCCCTCATCTTTATTGCCCGCTTCCGGGCTGTTTCTTACTTCTGGTGCGCCGCTTTGCAGGGGCGTGGTTCTGCTCCGCCACTACCTGCGTCACAGCGCTTGCCTCATAACTTCCGTCTGGGTTCACCTTTTCTACCACATAACTGCGGTTTCCTTCGGTAAAGATGTTCCCCGGTTTCAGCCCTTTTGCTGCGCCCATCAGGCGGTCAGCTCCGTGCCAACGGTAGCGCCGCCCATGATGACATGACGCCAATCGCCGAATCCGGCGCTGAAGCGGCAGCGGCCGGACGTAATCAGGTTGTGGGTGTAAACGTCCACATCCTGCTTGATCGTCAGCGGCAAGCGGTCATAGAACAGGCTGCCGTTCAGCTCCTGATTTGCCTTGCTGGACATGATGATGTACGGTTCCGTACCGGCAGTCGCCTGCCAGTAGGGGTTCACGACCAGCTTCCACATGCCCTTGTTGATGTTGGCATCGTTGAAGTCGTTGCCAACCTGCTGGTCACTGTTGATGATCTTCTTCGCCAGTCGGATCAGGCGGAAGCAGTTGCCGGGCACGATCAGGGTGTCAAAGACATAGCCCATCGTGTGACCGCTGGTATTCTTGAAGTTGAAGCCGATGTTCGCCAGGTGGTCAAGCATGACATCGTCATCGCCAAACGCATTGGTAAACACGTTACTCTGCGCTGCAACACCGCTCAAACCGGTATGGTCTTTCGCAAACAGTGCCTTGCCGTCAGAGGTGGTGCGGTCAAAACCGGTATGCCCGCCAAAATCAAAAGTAGTGCCTTCACAGCACAGTGCGGCGCTGCCAAACTCTGCGCGGGTGCGCTTGTAAGTATGCACAAAGTTCTTGGAACCGGCCGCGATCATATCCTGCTGGGAATCCTCTTTCAGCTCGGCAGTCACGACATACGCTTTCATGAAGGGGCTGTGCTCGATCAGCTTCGGGTTGACCTCCTCCAAGGTATCTTCCGGCGCCTTTTCACCCTCCTTGGTGTACTGGAAGCTGCCGAAGGAACTCATGCCGATGGTCTTCTCGCCAAAGCGTTTTGACATCTTGACGTTGTACAGCTTCTTCACAAGCTCGTCATCGTTGCTTTTCTCGTTGTCGGCATCCACCATGTTCATGCGGACAAACTGGGCTTCTTCATTCCAAAAATCGTCTACCTTGCCGCCAGCTTTCGTGTTAATAGCCATAGTCATACTCCTTTACAGTGTCTGGTTGTACAGTTTCGTAAGTTCTTCATCGCTCTTGCCCGGAAAAGCATCCTTCAGCATCCCGCGCATATTGTCGGGGATGGGCTTCAGGTTGCTAGGCTGCCCCGTGCCGCCGTGCGCGGCCAGGTGTCCTTTGCTTTTTGCCGCATTGATGGCCGCCTGCCGTCCTGCCTCCGTGCCGCTCTGTACAGCCTTGCCATAGTTCAGCGCCTTGTAGGCGGTCACCATGTCCAGCCCGTTTTTCTGCACAAGCTCGACCATCTTGTCAAAATTTTCAAGCTTGGCAAGGTCTGCGGTGGTTTTCAGGCTCGGCTCAATTTTTTGCAGCGCGGCAAAGTCAGCATTGAACGCTGCCTGCGCCTCGTCGTTGACTCTGGCGGCTTTCAGCTCCTCCATCTCGGCTTTCAGCTGTGCCTTCTCCGGGTCGTTGTCGATAAGGCGCTGCAACGCGGCTCTCTGTTCCGCTGTCTGGTTCGCAGTAGCCTGATCAATCGCACGCTGACGGTCAAGCTTGTTCTGGGCGTCCAGTGCGGCGAAATAGTCCTGCATCGACTTGACCGGCGCGCCGGTCTCGGGGTTTTTGTACCCGGCAAATCTCTGTGCAAACTGTCTGTCCACACGCTGCTGTGCCTCTCGCTCGCTGCGCTGGCGGGCAATAGCCCATACATTGTTGGGGATTTCCGGCTCTGTGGCAGTTTCCGTGTTTTGGGCGGCACTTTCCACTTCACTTTCCACAGTTTCCACATTTTCTGTCGGGTTGTCGTCAATCTGGTCGGCTACGCCAGCGGTCACGCCGTTTTCAAACTCGTCCATAGGTTCCTCCGCGTACAACGCCCGCCGGCTAAAAATTTGTATAAAAAAAGCGCCTACCCTTTCGGGTAGACGCTTCTTCTATCGTAATTCCCCTGCCTTCCCCCGTGGGGGAAGGTGGCCCGCATGCCAGATGAGGGCAAAGCAAATCTTATTGCCCGCCGTCATTCACCGGGTAACTCACCCTCTGCACCGCTTTTCCCGGTGCCAGCTCCCCCACAACCTGCCCGAACCGCGGGCATTGCTTGTTTCGGCAGATAAATTTCAGCACTTCTGTGCTGGAATCCACGCGGCACTCCACGCCGCAAGTCGGGCATCTCATGCAGGGTTCCCCCATTTCTCAATCAGCATTTTGCGGTCTTTCGGGCTGGCGTTCTTGTAATCCTCGTACATGTCCGCCGTCCACGGCCGCTTTCGTATATTCACAGGTTTTTTCGCCGGGCTTGTCCACCAAACGCAAAAATAGCGTAATGCGTCCGGGTAATGCGTCAGGCCGTGCGGGTTCTTCGCATACACATCGGGGTTTTTATCATCCTTCTGTATCTTCGTCAGACACGTCCATAACTCGCCCGGCTTGTAGAACGTCAAATACCCTTTCCCGCTCTTTTCGTCCTTGCGCAGCCATTGTTTCATGGCCGCGCATCCTGCCGGGAAGTCTCGGGAACTCTGCACCAACGGCAATCCCGCCTCGCTGAACAGCTGTGCGCGGCTCTTGCCGCTCTCCTGACTTCGGTTCCACAGGTCAGGTGGTGCAAGATACATGTCTATCTCTTCCTCGGCAGAATCACGCAAAATCAAATCTGCCGCTTCACCTATCGTCTTGTTCGGGCCGCCGTCCACCCGGTACACCGTTGCATGGCCCTGCGTGTCAACAGCGATCCAAAGTGCCGCCAGCATATCAAGGCCGTAGTCAATCGTTACATAGCGTCTTAGCGACCCTGTAGGGGGTGCATCGACCAAGTGGGTATCTTTGTCAAGCTCACTAAAAAAGCGCCCTCCGGGGGCGGAGAGCGCTTCTTCTTCTGTTGCAGGGTACTCCTGCATCGTTTTATCCTCACCCAGCGCAGCAACAGTCTGTGCGTACCACTTCTCACTGCGGCGCGGGTCTGTGCTCCACGGCAAAAACAGCTTTGCAAAACCGTTGCCGGGGTTTGTGTAGATTTCCTCAAACAGCGTGCCAAGTTTGATGGTTGACAACCCGATGACCCGCCCGCCGAACGGTCTGTTGATAACCGGGTATGCCGCCTGCCAGATTTCCTCTGCGTACTGCTGGAATGCCCATTCGTCAATCACGATCAAGTCAGCGGTAAACGAACGGCCTGCCGCAGGGCTTGACGGAAACGCCTTAAACACGCTCTCCGGGCCGTCCGGCCACATCACAACCACCTGCATTGTGCTTTTGTAGAATACCGGCCCTGTCCAACCTGCAACGCTGCCGCCCGGCGTGTCCACCTCTCGGATAAGCCCCGGCATGTACCGCAGTATCACCGCAAGGCGGCGCACAAGCTCTTTGGCCTCGTCCTCTGACCGGCTCAAGCCAATCGCAGTACGTCCTGTGTTCAGCGCCACAAGCCGCGCCACCTCTGCCAGCGCCAACCATGTAAAGCCCAACTGACGCGCTTTCAGCACGCAAACAAGCCGGTTCTCGGCAAACACGACCAGTGCTTTTTTCTGCCCGTCCCACAGCGAAAACGGCTGTATCAACTCATCTGCGTCCTTGTCCTCAATGTGGCAATATGTTTCGCAAAAATACACCGGGTCTTTCCTGCACGCCTCGCGCTCAAGTTCCCGCATCTCTTCCAGCGTCAACACATCACCCCATTTCCTCAAAAATTCCCCATACCCGCCCTACCGGTCTCTGCTATGCCGGTCTCACCCGTTGCGGGGAGCAAGTCCGCAATGTAGTTCAGCAGCACTTGTATTCCGCGCGCTTACCCGCGGTCTCTGCTTTGATGTTATGGGTTTCGGCGATGCGCAACTGCGTCAGTAACGGAGTCCGCACAAGCAGATGCCGGGCAGATTTTTTCAGGCTCTCAAAGTCCCGTTGCGACCTGCCATCGCGCCGCGCTCCTGATCGGCTTGCCGCTTTGCTTACAGCGTTCAGGTTATCTATCGCGTTTTGCCTGCGCCGGGCTTTCACCGGTGGAGCGACCCAGCATTGGTGCAATCAACTGGATTTGAACCTGTAACTCACGCTCGAGCCGTGGCTTTACCAATTAAGCTATGATTGCAAATAAAAGGCGCGGCAGTTGCGCGTGTTGCACGGTGTGCAAGTCACAGGCAAGTTAATATCTAACGTATTACCGTTTTATATTTTGAAACTTGCCACAAATTTACACGTTTTTGCAAGTTGCGTGCAACATAGGCTTGCCGCGACTGTTTAATAAAAACCCAAAAGCTTCAGCGTCGCCCAAATGAGCTGCTCAAAATTCACCTTATTCCTCAGTAATGCAGGTGTTGGAGAGTTTGCCGTACACATCCTCATAGAGTTCCTGCTTATCGCCATTGTAGGTGTACTCCGCATAAATGCCGTCCCCGCTGATAGTGGTAGAAGCAAGGCACTTGTAATTCTGCAAGGTCTTACAAGCCCACACCACAAAGACATTGCTCAAGTCGATGTCCACACCCGGCTTGCTTTTGTGATACCAGTTAACCAGTTTCTTCTTGCAAACGCTCTCAAAGTGAGCCATTCCAGTAATAATCATCTTTTTCTTCTCCTTAAATATCAAAAAAATTTGTCGCTAATTGGTGCTACACGCAGGCCTTGCACCTTTGCCGCGCCGTTGCTTTGGAACGCAGCGCTCATACCATTTTGGTAACGTCACCAAAATGGTCAGCTATGCAGCAAATAAAAAAGCGCCCTGCCGTAGCAGAACGCTTTGTATTGTGGCCGCTGGGTCTTGAAGCGGACGGCCCTAGTCCCATAAACAGTAGGAGGTACTGTCTCCGCACCGTGATATACTTTATATCATTTTTTCTGGGGAACCTGTTCCGTTTTGGAATGAAATCTCGCATAGGGGGGATGCCCTATTTTTTCCCCAATCGCATAAGCGTCACCAATGATTCTTTCCAAAAGTTCTTCTACAGTGAAGCCATCGTACCATGCAGGCCCTCGTTCTCCTACTGGCCCTCGTTCTCCTACTGGACATTTACAACTTTTCGGCTGTTCCATTGAATGCACCTCTAAAAATTTATTTTTTGCGTTCGGTGGGGGAACGGGCATATTCGTACCGGGCCGCGCTACCTATGAGCCCCGTCCTCCCCTTCATAGGGGGTACCCCCTCCCCCTGCTGCCGCCTGCCCTCTCCCGGCAGACCGCCGCAAAAAAAATACCCCCGCCCGTCCTTCTTCATCTACAGCCCGTCCCCGGTTTCCGCCTACTGCCGCGCTGCTGCTGGCCGCTATTTCGCTAAATACTTATTTAGCGAATTACGAATTCACGTATTATCGTTCTTTTGTAGCCGCTTCTGGATATTCTGCATCAATTCTCTATCCGCATCGGTCACCGCTTCGGCTGTGATCTCCATCTGGTCAGCCGGTTTGTCGCCCGCAGAATCCCGCACAAACACCGCCGCTTTGACGTCTCCGGCCTTCGCTTTCGCCGCCATCGCGACGGCGATTGATTCATATAAAGTTATAGGCTTTCCCCTCTTCTGTGCCATCTCTTGCACAGTTTGGGCTAGTTCCTCATCTTCCAAGCCTTCCACACTGTCCGGCTGCTGTAGCAGGTCGCTATATATTTCCTTAATCGTTCGGCGCTTCTTCTGGGCTTCAACGCTGGCCTTCTGCCCTGCCTGCTGAATTTCCCGCCTTCGTTCCGGCTCCATATCCTTTATTGCTGTACCTGGCCGCAGATTCGCAATACTGGCCGGGTTCATCCTGTTTCCGCGCTTATCTACGAGTTCGCCGCGTTCTGCTGCTTGCCTGGCCTTTTCGACTCCTGCAATTGCCTTGCGGGTCACTTCTCCAAGCTGGACGGCCTGCGCCGCCTTCTTTTCTGCCATGTTGCCGCCCTCCTTTTTGGAGCAACAAAAAAAGCGCCCAGCGGTAAAGCTGGACGCCCGAAACCTAATTTTTTTCGTTACAACGTTAAAACTGTATAATGAGTGAGCCCCGCCGCGGAAGCTCGCTTCCTCGCGTGGTTCGCTCATTATACACATTTTACTACGCGAGTGCGATTTTGTCAAGTGTTTTTCGGTTTATCGTGATTTTCTCGTTGCATCCTCTCGGAACATGCCTGCATAATGTAGCCTTGCACACTCTGCCCGGCTGCTGCTGCTGCCTGCCGCACTGCTGCGCCGTCCTCCTTGCTGGGCCTTATTGTGATGCTGTCCCGGCTGCGATTGTACCTAACATTTGCCTGTATCTGTGCTGGTGATGCCATGTTGTCGCCTCCTTTTGTATAGTACAACCATCATATCACACCGCGCCCAATACGTCAACGTGTACAAGATGCACAAAACACGTAGACGTTTACTGTGCAACCCTACAAATTACACGTCTACGTATTGACAGCATACACGTAGACGGATATAATAAAGCCATCGAAACAAAGAGCAGCCGCCCAGCGGCCCCACAGGAGGAAACAACATGACTACCACCTATAAAACATATAAATGGTTTAACCCTCGCCCCTGCACCATCACCGAAGGCACCGCAATGTACAGAGACCTCGCCAGCAAGCACCACCCCGACCACGGCGGCAGCGTCACCGACATGCAGGAGATCAACGCCGAGTGGGACGAACTCAAGCCCACGCTTCCCCGCTTCTGCAGCGAGCAGGCCAAGCAAGGCCGCCAGCAGTACGAGCAGACCAAAGCGGCAGAGGATGCCGCCAAGGCCGCACAGGATGCAGAGGCCGCCAAGATGGCCGAAGAACTCGCCAAGTGCCCCGGCCTGAGGTTCGACGTCGTCGGCTCCTGGATTTGGGCCGACAGTAGCCACAAGTGGTTGCACACCCTCGAAAAGCTCGGTTTCCGCTGGTCTGCTAACCGCTGCAAATACTACTGGCATCCGGCAGGCGACAGCAGCCGCCGCAACCGCCGCGCATCCTATGAAGAAATCTACCAGAAGTACAACGGCACCAGCTACCAGACCCGCAGCCGCGAAACGATCCCCGCCTGATACCTTGCAGGGCCGCACAGTAAAGCGACCCTACCCCATTACAAAATTGAAAAGGAGATTAACACCATGAAAGAACTAACCATCATCCATGACAACGGAATTCCGGGGCAGGTCGGCGCGTCGGCATACAACGCCGTCGATGTGCAGCAAGCGGGCGGCCTTGACGCCCTTCTTGCAAGCTATCGCGCCGCAGGCATCCGCATCATCAAAACAGTTATTACCTATTAAGGAGGCCCACAGCATGGAACACCTGCAAACAGCCTATGAGGCTGCATATGTGGCCCTGTATGACGGCATGGACGAGCTGCCCAGCTACCCGGCCACCGTCGCCCGGTTCGAGTACTTCACCGCCAACAGAGATCGGAAGG